TCACCGGCGCACCTCGCTCATCCCCGGCACGACGCGATACCACGGGTCGCCGACCTGGCTTGCGGCGCGTTCCTCGCGCGCCATGTAAAGCTCGTTGAGCCACCGCCGGCGATGTACATCACAAGGCTTCGGCTCACCCACGGGGCTCCTCCCGGTCACGTCGTCTCCTGTTCCTGGCCGGGACGGGAAGCCCCGAGCGCCGCCCACTCGTCAATCTCCGCCGCAAGTCGCTCGCGGATGTCGTCCTCCTTGTGCCCGTCCGGGCTCACGACCCCGGTGAACTCGGGCACCTGCTGGAGAAGGTGGTCAGCGAGATACGCAGCACGTTCGAGGGCTTGGCGGAGCTGGGCGACCTCGGCCGCAATCGCGTCTCTGCGTTCTCCGATCTTGATGAGACGACCGTGCGTCCATCCCGGACTACACTCGTCCTGGAACGCTTCGATTGGGCCGAGCCGCGCGCAGTTCTCGCAAACATAGAGGTGCCTCTCCCCGCTAGGCACGCTCACGGCTGCTCCTCCATCTCTCCACGGGTCGGTAGATCAAACTGGGCCATTTGCAACATTTGATATAATGTGAGCGATGGCTTCCCAGGCGGTTAGCACCTACAACGGTGAGACAGTCCGCCGCTGGGCTGTCCACTTCGCCGACGGCCGCAGAGCGATCACTTGGGCGCCCAGCAAGACTGCCGCGGCGGCAAAGATGGCCCCGCACGGCACGGTTCGCCGCATCGCTCCCGCTACGTCTGGCACACGAGCGTAGTCGCCCTCTCCAGCGGCTCACGTCTGCTCACCCGCCCGCACACGCTCCGGATCTCTTTCCGAGCCGCAGTTAGGACACGCCGGCAGATGAAGGCCTGTGCCCTCGTAGTCGGCTCGCTCGGCACCGCACCAGGGGCACCGGGCCTCCCCGAGCCGCTCCGGGAGCCCTAGCTCTTGACGCACGACGTCTTCGCCCGGCGCGACGTAGCCGCGCGCACGAGCGGTGTTCGCCCAGTAGTCGTATTCGGCTGCGCGTGTGACCTTGAAGGCGATGAATGAGATCGACCAGCCTGCGCTAGCCGCCGATTGCTGCGCAGACACCTGCGCGCTTGCCCTCGTTGGCGCAGGAACGATCATCGCCATGTCGTCCGGCCAGCCTTCCATTCGTACGCGCCAAGCCTGATCGCTCATCTCGTTTCCTTCCCGGCCCCCACGCGGCCCTCACGATCGTCGTCACGGGTCAGCAGCTCAAGCGCCCGGCAGTCCAAACACTTACCGCACGGTGGCTGCCGGGCCGAGCACTCGAACGCTCCATCACCCCAGAACTCGTCGAACAGGTCGATCACTTCGCGGCGTTCTTCGTAGGCGTCGAGCAGCGCCGGCAACGCATTCACCGCAGCGGCGAAGAAGCGCTCTCGGGCATCAAGATGGTCCTCGCGCCGATCGAGCCCGCCATATAACTGCCACGCTTTCTTCGCGCAAAGGAAGACCTGGAGCAGTTCGCGGAGCTGGCGGGGATTCACACTCACGACCGCACCTCTTCGCGACTGGCTCATCAGCGGGGATCCTCGGACAGCTCGTCCAGGTCGAGATCGGGGGCCGTCACGTAGATCTGCCAGCCGCACCCTTCCGGGCACCTCACCTGGCTCGGTCGACCGCCACCGAACCGGAGATCGAAGAAGCCGGTGACGATGTGCCCGCATGCGAGGAGCATCGGGTTGTTGCGGCTCATAGCTCGTCATCCTCCGGGATCACGTGCTCGTACACGTCGAGTTGCGACACCCTCGAGTGACCCATCATCGCCTTGAGATCCGTCCGAGGGACTCCGCGGCGGGCCATGATCGACGCGAACCGGTGGCGCAGATCGTGCGGTGTCCAGGCTGGGACGCCGGCGTGCTTGCACGCGGCGCGGATAGCGTTTGCGCACCCTTGCTTGTTGAAGCCGGGGAACACGAGCCGCTCCGCCGTCCGGTCCTCGCGGGGCACCCGGTCGCTGATCTTCTCGATCAGCCACTCCGGCACCGTTATCCGTCGGCGGGCGCTCGCGGACTTCCCCGATCGGATCCGGAGCTGCGATCGCTGCTCGTCGACGTCACCGTAGGCGAGCTCGCTGATCTCCTCGACCCTCATCCCGGACTGCTCGAGCACGTCCAATGGGAGCTGCCAGCGGTTCGACAGGAACGCCCGCGTCGCGATGATGTCCGACTTCGTCGGGATGACCGGGATCTCTTCCTCCCGCTTCGGGTAGCGGACGCGTTTCGACCTGGCGGGGTTCGGGTCGACGCCGGCGTAGTCGAGGACCTGAGCCAGTGAGCCGACGTACTGGCGGACGGACTGCGGGCCGAGCGGATCGTCGCCGCCCATCAGCTTCGCGATCGTCTCCTGGACGACATCGGCCGTCACCGCTGCGGGGTCGAGCTTGCCGACGATCGGGATCAGCCGCTTGCGGTGCGACGCGTGCGCCTCCACCGTCCGTGGTTTAACGTCGACGCGGGATGCGGCCCACGCGTCCCACCATTCCGAGATCGTCTTCCGCGGCGGGGCGGCCGCGAGGAGCGCGAGCGTCTCTGCCGGGTCGCGGCCGGCGGCGATCTCCATCCGGATGAACTCCTTGCGGGCGTCGGCTTCCTTCTTCGTGGCGAAGGTGCCGCCGTTGCGGAGCGGGGAGCGGCGGCCGAGCATCCGGTAGCGGACGTTGAATCGCTTCTCGCCGGCGGCGGTGACGCGGACGCGGATGTAGACGGACGGGCTCACGTCTTCACCTTCGTCGCCTCGAGGTGCGCTTCGAACTCGTCCTGCCAGACGTAGATCTTCCGGACGCCCTTCGGCTGCATCGTGCCGACCTCGCGCATGATCCGGTAGGCGGTCTGTACCGGGATTCCGTACTCCCGGCAGATCGCTTTCGCGTCGAGGAGGCGGCGGCTCATCGTTTCCGTCCGCCTTGGAAGATGAGCCAGATCGGGTAGCCGACGAACCCGAGGAGGAGAAGGGCGGCGAGGATGCCGGAGAGCGCCTGGGTCACCGTCGCCTCCGTGTGGCGAAGGCGAAGACGAGCGCTCCGGCGAGGGCGAGGGCGAGACCGAGCGCGACAGCCTGCGTCTGGGTCACGCGGTCCGGTCCTTGGCGAGGTCGACGAACGTCCGCTCATCCGATTCATGGTCGAACGGGGGCTGGGAGCCGGACGCGATGCCGTACCAGCGGCCGTCTACGGCTCCCCCGCCGATGGTGGACCGACGACCCCACGTCGGACGGCGGCGCCCCCGAACCCAGCCGGCCACGTAGGAGACCAGCCCCGCCACCACGACCAGGCCAGCACCTATCCACGCGGCCAGAAGCAAACTCTCAGCGGCGTTCCGCACGCTCCCCCTCCCTCTTCTCCGTCCGCCGTAGCCCGTCGGCGCACCATGTGGCGATCGCGGAGCAGCCGGGGCAGCAGCCGTACGGGCGCTCCATGTCCTCCATGTACCGGGCGCCGCAACGGCAAGTGACGACGACCAGGGCGGGCATCTAGCCGCGGTCCTCGTGACGTGCGGACGCGGGCATCATGTCAGCGAACTGCGACTGCTCACCGGAATCAGGGGCGCTCTCCGAGGACGCGGCTCGCTCGGGTTCACCTGGTATTGAGGCAGAGCCCGACCCGGCTTCCTGACCCACGGCCGCATCCTCGGAGAGCGCCTTCTCGGCCTTCGCTACCGCCCTGCGCAACCAGGCCGAATCACGTGGTTTCTCAGCGAGCGCCGCCGTGGTCTCGTCCGCCTTCCCGATCCTGGCAGCGAGCTCGAGCAGCCGGGATCGAAGCGCGGCACTATCGTCGGCACCGCGCGCCCACTCCCCGAGCGCCCGACCAGTCGCCTCCGCCAACGGCTGGTCAAGCGGCACCATCGACCGATGCTGTTCCTGCAACTTGATCGGCTTCGGCACGCCTGGCTTGTCAGCCGTCAACAGCAGGCTCAGCGTGAGCTCGAACGGAAGATCCTTCTCCGTGATCGGCACCCACCCATCCAGCCCCGTGAGCGTCCGTTTCGGAACGACCTGCATCTTCCCCTTGTCGTCGCGGACCATGTCGACACGCCCGGCCGCACGGAAGCAGAGGATCACGTGCGCGCTCACCTGGAGGAGCCGCGTGACCATCTTCCGGTGCGCCATCTTCGGCGCGATCCACGCGGTCATCTTCACCGCGTCACGGTTCCCGAGCCTCTGGTACTCCTCCTCATGCCAGTCGAGCAGACCACCGTCACCCGCCCATTCGTGCGACATCGAGTCGACGACGATCACCGAGTACCCGGCGGCGTCAGCGGCGAGGATCGCTTCGCTGTACCGCTCGGGCCGGAACGGGGCTGTAAGGTCGGCGACGTCGAACGCGAACTCGTCGGCGTAATGCTTGGCTCGGCCGTTCTCGGTGTCGACTACCGCGAAGCGCTTCTCGCCAGCGAGTCCCTTGGCGAGCGTCATGGCAGACCATGTTTTCCCGGAGCCGGTGCCGCCGGCGAGGCCGAGGAGCAGCGGGACGTTCTCACGCTTGGCTTCCCTGTAGGTGAACGTCATGCCGCCTCGCTCATCTCGCGTTCGAGCCAGGCTGCTTCTTCCCACGGGGGGAGCTCGGCGTAGGCGACGCGCGTGCTGTAGGCGGGCCAGTCGTTCGTCGCCATGCACTTCCGCCATAGGTCGATCGCAAAGGAAACCTTCTTCTCGGCGATCGTCATCGCGGCGGGGCCGAGCGAGATCACGGAGAGCGCGTACGGCGGGGTCGTCTCGGCGACGACGAACCGAAAGTCACGGTCGTGGGCGACCTCATCTACGGCCTGCATCCCTCGGAGGTAGAACGCCGCCTGCACGTCGTAGCCCATCCCGAAGATCGTCCGAGACCACGTCTCCGGGTTCGCGCTCCGCGACGTCGTCTTCAGATCGTCGATCGTCACCCCGGCGTCACCGACCCAGTCAGGACGGGCACGGCAAACCACCCCGCCATCCTCCTCCCAAACAACGGTCTGCTCAGCAACCCCGTCAGCGAAGATCGGATGGTCGACGTTGACCGCGTCCAGCTGCGACCGGATCGCGGCGACCATCGCCTGCACCGATCCCCAATCCTTCTCGAGGAGAGGGAGCCGCCCGACCGACCGGGCGGCATCCCTCGCGTCCTTCGCCGCGTTCGTCCGCCACGAGTCCGCCTCGACGACCTCAACCCCGGCCTCGCCGAAGAACAGGAGCGCGTGAGCGGCGGTACCGACGTCGAACTTCTCGGCCTCGACCCGTCTGAAGTCAGGGTTGAGCCGCGGGTGCGCGGTCCAAGCGTGGAGGGGTGACTGGGTGCAGAGGATCTTGGCGATCGAGCACGAGAGCGATGGGACGTCCGCGATCTTGTCTGCGTGGTAGTCGTCCGCGGGGATGGCGGCGAGGGTTGGGTAACCCCCCGCCGCCTTGGCGATTCCTTCGGCCATCGTCAGCGCCCGTTGTGCGAGACGAGCCAGCCAGAGATGGCCGACGTAACGAGGCCGCCGTCTCCGTCATGGCCGAAGTCGGCATTGAAGTACGCGTCGAACCGGCAGAAATCCCAGCCCAAAAACGGAGAGCCGACCGTCCGGTTGCCCGTCCAGACCACGACGGACTCGCCCGACGTCAGCACGACACGGCCGAACAGGTCGTTGACCGGCTGAACGCAGTCGACGTTGAAGTCGACGACGATCGCGACCGGGCTGTACGACCAGCCGCCGACAGCGAACGCCGTCGTGGTGTCGAGTGCGGCGAGATGGAACGCCGGGGTGTTGCCTTCCCCGCCGCCCTCGTCGACAACCTGGGCCTTCGCGGCCGAGGCGATGATGAGAACAGCGGTGACCGCGGCAAGCACCAGGTAGGTGATCCCAAGCCGCTTCCTATGGGTGGTGATGGTCATGGTTATGCTCCCTTCGTCGGAGCCGCCGGTGCCACGCTTCCAACGTGCCGGCGGCTCTGGTTTTTCGTGCGGCGCCACCAATGGCGCTTCGAACACACCTTGCAACCCCGCGTCCACTTCCCACGCTCGACGCCACACGCGACACATAGGCCGCGTAGGCGCCGGTACTCCTCACGGACTCGTCGGGCCTCCCGTCGGGCCTCCAGGCGGGCGCCCAACTCGTCGATCTCGGCTAGGTCCGCCGTGATCTGCGCCCGCCGGGATTGGTCGATCAGGTGACGCAGGCCGGTGCGTTCCTCGGCGGTCATGGCTGGCAGTCCATGATGTACGACGGATGGTTCTCAGCCTGAGACTTACGCAGCGTCGCAACCTTCTGACTAAGCGCTGCAATCAGGCATTTGAGCTCGTCGGCGTCGATCTCCAATCGCACGCGGTACGTGTCCGCGGTTGTCGCCCAGACCTTCACGACGCCACCGGGTACGGACCGTGCTTCTTGTTCAGAGCCTTGGCCTTTCTCATCGCTAGGAATCTCTCGACATTTCCGGTTTCCGCACCAGGCCAAACGATCCGATGGCAATACGCCCGGTCGAGGATCGCCCAGGACTGGTACGCATGGCCGTCGACCCCTTCTCGACGCATCCGCGTCACGTAGAAGCGGTCAGTCGGCGATGACGGCGACGGATCAAGAAGAAGCCCAGCAGCTATAAATGCCTGCTCCTTGCTCCCGAACAGATTGATCAGAGCCTGCGACGACGGGATGTCGTTGATGATTGCCCGGAGATTCAGCTCCGTGTAATGCGGCGGCCTTCCGTACCGATTCGCGAATACTTGGAGCGCTTCGATAGCCAGTTCTTCCGTCCACGGAGTACGGCGGCGGCGAGCACGGAGCGCGGACAACGGGGCCTCTGATCGTTGCGTCATGCCGCGCTCCCGAGGGTCAGCTGGCCGCTCGAGTCCGCCGAGCCCCTCGTAGCCTCCCGTTGCGAGCCGTCGCTCGAGGGCTCCTCGACGGGCTCCAACGGCCAGCCAACAATCTGGTAGCAGTACAGCCGCTCGCCGTTCTCACGGGCCGACCACTGCGCGACCTCGTAACCATGGGCGCGGAGGTCGGCGATGCGGCTATGGACCATGATCCCGAGCCCGTACAGCTCCCGATGGTCGTGAGGCTTCCCGTCCGACAGAGCCGCGAGGAGCTTCGCGCAGTGCGAGCCCGGCGTCGGGAAGGTGCCTGTGGGACGCTGGGAACGGCGGGGAACGCGAACGGCCCGGTAGTACAGGCGTCCCCTCTCCCCCTTCCGTGGCGGGGAGATGCGGGCGTCCTGGTGGATGACCGTCAGGACGTCGTCCATGCGGGCTTCGACGCCTCGGGCGATCTGCAGTGCGGTCGCCTCTTCAGTCGCCTGGAGGAAAGCGCGGATCTCGGCGGGGAGGTCGCGCGTCATGCGAGGATCTCCTTCGCCCGCATCACCTGGCGGAAATCGTCGGGGTTGCCGCCGTGGTCGGGATGCGTGGCTCGAAGGGCGGCGGTTACGTCGCCGTTGCCTCCGAAGTGACGGATGATCTCCTCAGCCTGAGCCCGGGTGACGATCTGGTCTGCCGGGTCGGTAGACGCGGGCAGCTGCTTCCAGCCCGTGTACTGCTCCCCATGCCGGGTGATCCCGTACCGGTCAACCTTACGGAGCGCCTCGAGGCCGAGCGCGATCGCACGGACGTTCTGCTGCCATCCTTCGCGGCTGCCACGCCAGTAAGGCGCATCGAAGCGGTCGACGGCGAACTGGAGCGGCTGCCCGTTGCGCCCTTCGGTGAATGAGAGGATGACGCCCGGATGAGCGGCCTTCGCGTTCGCGCGAGGCAACCCGTCGTTTCGGAAGTCCGTCTCATCTATCGCGAACTGCATCACGATCTGGCGGGCGCGGATGTGGCGGAGCTCATCTCCGAGGAGTTCGACGGTGCTCGTCCAGCTCGCGCTGAACGGCGACGGCTTCCGCGACTTCGTGAGTTCGCCCGGCCATCGCTCGATCGGGCGGCACTGGAGTCCGAGGCTGCGGATGTCCGCGTAACCGCTCATGCTGCTACCCCGCCGGTCGCCGGGAGCGGGGCAACCCCCCAGGCCTCTCCGCTCCCGGCCGGCGTTGTCGTGACGTCGCCCCCTGGGCAATCGCGTTGGGTGATGAGGCAGTCACGAACCTGGTTGGCGAAGTTCTCCTCGGCCGCAGCAACAGCCGGCGCCTCCAAGTCAAAGGCGCAGCCGACGCAGACCATCAGGTCGATGCCGTCGACGTGCTGACGGATCACCGGCGGCTCCAGCCTGCATTGATCGCAGATGATCCCGACGACGTTCACGGGACGAGCTGCTCCTGGCCGACAAGCCGGTCGTACGCGTAGCGAAGATCAGTGAGGCGTCGCCGAGCGAGCTCCGCTTGCCACTCGTTATCGATCGTCGGGAACTTCTCGGCGATCCCGTGGAGCGTGTTGTGTTCCCGCCGCGCCCGAGTGATCTGGGTGCGGAGCATCCTTTCTACGTGCTCGCGGGCGTCCCGTTCGATCGTCGCGAGCTTGTAGATCGGCTCGCCCTGGACGTAGTTCACGATGACCGGCTCCTGCCCGAATAGGTCACGGAGCCAGGCGAGAGCGCGCGTCAACTGCGATGACGTCAGGCCGGAATACAGGCACCATATTTTCCGGTTGAGTCCGCCGGGATGGATTGCGATGACGTCGAATGCCTGCTCGCCAGCTGCTTCTGCCGTGAGGCGCGCCATCTCAGACCTCGCCCGCGAGAATCTGGTTTATGGCGTCGTCCACGTTGCTGCCGTCTAGGAGACCGCGGGCTAGTTCGACCTTCTCGGTGAGGTCGTCGAGCCAGTCCCGGCAGTGGTCAACCCACAGGCCGGGTCGCTCTCCCTCGATCGTGTTCGCCAGCTTCAGGAACCCGGCGAGTGCGCCGCGGGCGCGGACGAGCTCGTGTTCGGCGTCCCGTAGCAGCTGGGACGCCTCGAGGTCGTCGGCTACCTCCGGGCCGACGTTCTCGCGGAACGCCCTGTTGGCCTCGTCGGCCGGTCGCAGCGTGCGACGTTCGTCGTCGTCGTGCGCGGCGATCCTGGTTGCCCTGGTGACCTTCGCACGGACAACCGGATCAGCCAGCAGCGTTTCGGCAATCTCCTCGGCGGGCAGGTCGCGGAGCACGACCTTGGCGTGACGCTTGGCTTGGACGCCTGTCGGTTCGGTGAAAGGCGCCGTGCGCGATGCGCTGTTTGCAGGTGTTTCGTGCCAGGAGACGATCCGTTCGGCCCAGCTCTTGGAATGTCCGAGCGCCTCGCCGATCTCGGCCCAGGTGGCGCCTTCGTCCTTCGCCGCCCGCATCTTCTCGGCGGCCTTGCGGTAAAACTCCTCGCCTCGGGCGAGGAAGCCCTTGGCCTCGGCCAGCAAGGCGGTAGCGCGGCCATTCATCGGTCTCCCTTCATGTAGGTGAGGTCGGCCTTGGCGGCCTGCGCCCACCGTGCGAGCAGCGCCTCGGCGAGATGACCGGCCGTCGTCATCTCCTCGCGGGCGATCCGCCGGAACTCGGCACGGAGTACGACGGCGAGGTCGATCACTCGTCCTCCTCGTCGTCGCTGAGAAGTTCCGGCCTCGCGAGAACCTCGGCGAGTCGAACGCGATGACGCTGCACTGGGCGGTGCTTGTCCTGCTCCCACCCGATCAGAACCTGGCGGGTAGTACCGAGCTGTGCTGCTAGCGCGTCGAGCGTGTATCCAGCGGCCTTGCGCGCTTGCTGGATCCGCTCACCGAGCGTGCCAACATCGAGGCGTGTGTTCATACGTGCGAGTTATATCGCACGTTCTCATACGTGTCAACCTAGTTCGCCCTACCGGATTGCCGCAATGTGCGACAACCTTTTCGCACGTGCCTACTGACGAACTGGATCTCGTACAACTCGGCGCCCTACTCCGCAAGGCCAGGGAAGCGAGCACCTGGCAATCGCTCGACGCGTTGGCCAAGCAGCTCGGAACGACGCGTCAGGTCATCATGGGCTGGGAGCACGGGAAGCACCGGCCGAGCAACCGCCACGCGATCAGCCTCAGTTCCCTGCTCGGCGTACCCTATGACACGATCCGGCCGGCTTCGGTTCAGCCGCGCCCGTCCGATCTATCCGTCTACGAACGTCTGGACGAGATCGAGGACGATGTCGCGATGCTCAAGCGGGCGCTCGAGGTTCTGGGTCGTCCCGGCAGACGATCCGAAGATGACCGTCACGCCGAGATGATGAGCCTCGTCGATGAGGCTGAGGAGCGCGCGCGCGCCTTTCGAGCTCGTCGAGAGCAGCTTCCTCAGCCGCGAGCACCTCGTTCAGGCGGGAGAGGGCCATCTCAAGCTGGCGACGCATCAAGCTGATGGGCGCCCGGTCCGCAGCATCCACGATCGTCCCCAGTCTCCTCGCCGGAAGGAAACCCGGGACTCCCCTGCGTGGTACTACGAACCGGGGCCGCCAATCGGTTTGCAGGATCGTGAGAAGTCGCTCATGATGCGATCGTGAGCGTGGCCCATCCGACAGCGGAGCAGCGCAAGATGACGCTTGACGCGACGTTGCAACGGTACGGCGCCGGCGGCTGGCGGATCGAGTCCAGGTCGGATTACCAGGCGACGATCGCGCACGGGAAGGAGGTCAGCCACCTCCTGCATTTCTTCCTTACCGTGTTCACGCTGGGAATCTGGCTGATCGCGTGGTTCGGACTCGGCGTGTTCGGCGGTGTGCAGCGGCGGATGGTCACGATCGACGAGTTCGGGAACGTCGTCGATCAGAAGCTCTGAGCCCGGCCCCGCCGGACGGGGGACTCTCGGGCGGGGCCGGGCTCTACGCCCTCACCGGGAAAAGGGCAGTGAGGGTCAGTCCTTCTGCGGCTCGAGGTTCGTGAAGAGCGCCTGGATCGCGCGGAGGCCCGCGGTGACGGCACCGCCGATGAGAGCGACGATCGCGCTCTTCGACGCGTTCCAGTCACCGGCCGCGACGTCGTCCCAGACGCCGGCGAGGCCGAGGAAGAAGAAGGGGATGAACGCTCTGATGAAGCTGAGCGCGACCTTCCTCCAGAAGATGGCTCCGAACATGGGTTCACCTCCTCTCAGGGTTCGAGTGGGACGAGGTGGAGCGTGCGGACGTAGATGTCGCAGTCGACGCTGAAGTTCGCCGCGATCTGGATGTCGAAGAACTGATTGAGCACCTGGGCTCCTTCCGGCGTCGTGGTCGGGAGAGCGTTCAGGAAGTCGCGTTGCCGTTCGGCCGACAGCCTGGCCTGCGTCCTGGTCTGGTTGTTGAGTTCGCAGACGCCGCGGCGGAACTCGTCGCGGTTCAGCACGAGCTGCCGGTTGAACGCGCCGAGCCGGTCAGTGAAGTCCTCAAGCCGTTCGATCTGCACGTTGTTCTGCGCAGCTTCAGACCGGTTGGACTGCCACACCCAGATGATCGCGGCGACCGCGAGGAAGGCTGCCACGAGGTTGCATGCGAAGCCGATGAGAAGCAGGTTCCCTGGGGGGAGTCGGTCAAGCAGTCGTTGCCGCATCTAGCCTCCTTCTGAGGCGTTCGTTCTCCTCTTCGAGGTGGGCGATCCGGTGGGCCTGCCCAGCGATCTGCGTGGCCTGGGCGGCGTTCTGGACACGTAAAGAGGTGAGTTCGGCTTCGAGGTGGGCTACCCGGTCACGCAGCTCGGTGCGCAGCGACGTCGATTCCTTCCACAGGCTGGCGGCTTCGCTCGTGTCGATCCGTCCGGACCGTTGCCGGCGGATGAGGTACCAGGACGCTCCGAACGATCCGACAGCGGCGATGAGGGCGGCGACGATCCCCGCGATGAGGGCGACGCCGCCGGTCACGCCAACGCAGGATGCCGGTAGAAGCCGACGAAGTCATCGCGGTAGTCGGCGTTGAGTTCGCCGATTGGGTTGCCGTACGGGCCGGACTCGGAGCCGAACGAGTAGATCGCGATCTCGTCGAGATCGGCGGTCGGCTTGTCGTCGTCGAAGTCGAGGATCATCGCGACGTGGCCGCGGTACATGACGGCGTCGCCGAGCGCCGGGATGGTGACCTTGACGAACTCGCGGATGATCGTGTTCGTGTTCGACCACAGCCCGGACTTCGGCAAGGAGACGCCAGCGCCGTTGAGGATCCGGACGTATGAGCCGGAGCAGTCGCCCCACCATTCGCGCGCGAACGAATACGGCGGGGCTGGCCGGGTCTGCGAGTAGTGGCCGAGCTCGGGCCGGGCGGCGAGACGGACGGCGATCTTGACGGCCTTCGTTCGCCGCCGCTGCTTTAGCGCCCATGTGCCTAGCTGCTTGATCGGCTCCGGCCGGTTCTTGTGGCCGGCGGGGGCCGGCTTGTTGCCGTCGCCCTCGTCGGGCGTGACTGCTTTCGGGATGAGCAGCGTGCGGAGCGGGACGACCATCCGGTTCTCGTCGACGTCGCCGCGGATGCCTGGGATCGATCCTTTCCATGAGAACTGGTGGATCGCGTAGTCGTCCCAGACCCCGGTGAGCGGCCGGGCGTGCCGTGGAGCGCCGTCGACGCCGACGTGGGCGACCCAGAGCGGGTACTCCTCGAGCCGTCCGGCACCGCCGATCCGGGGCATGAAGCCGGGGTAGGTGTAGAAGACCGGCTTCACGTCCGTCTGCTCCTGGACTCGCTTCATGAAGTTGGTAGCCCATGTCCCGAGCTGGGCGGGCGAGAGGCCGTCGTGGTGCTCGAGGTCGAGGCACGGAACGAGATCACCGGGCCTCGGTTTCGCATGGGCGAGGAAGAAGTCGGCCTGCACGATCGCGTCGCCGACTTTCGGCCGTGCGAAGTGGTAGGCGCCGACCGCGAGCCCGACCGCTCTGGCGGCCGCCCGGTCGTCGGCGTAGAAGGAATCCCTGAACCCCGTCCCCTCCGTCGCCTTCAGGTAGACGAACCGGCGGCCTGATTTCCGTACGCGGCCCCAGTCGATCGGATGGCGGTTGTTGTTGCTCGTGTCGATCCCGAGCGTGGTCATGCTGTTGCCTCCCTGCTGGGCTGCGTCGTTTCGATGTGTCTCGGCCTACGTCAGGCCTTGGAGATCCAGATCTTCGTCTGGTCTGTGATCCGATCCGAGGCCGATGTCGTCCACTGCCAAGCCAACGGCTGATCCGTCTCGACGGCCTCCCCGAGTTCCGATGCGAGGCCTACGACGACATCAGGCACCCCTTCGGCGACCGCGATGGCTTCGACGAGCCTGCGTGCCTTCGTGATTACGGGGTCTTCCTCGAGCCAGCCGAACCTCTGGCCTGCCATCAGCGCCTCGGTGACGAGCCGGTACGTGCCCGCCGGGTCGTCGTCATCCGTAGTAAGCCGCAGCCGGTATGGCTCGTCTGTCAGTTTGTCGGCGGCGATCATGCCGTCCGGGACGAGAACGGTGAGCATCGTTTCCCCCTTCTAGCTTCCGTTGATCCAGTGCGCCCACATGCCGGAATCCTGGAGGACACCGAGGTTGCCACCGGAGTCCTGGCGGCCCTCCATGTAGTAGTAACCCGACGAGTAGGCTTGCCGGCCGATCACGAACGGGTTGCAGGACGCGTCGAGATAACCGCTCGACAATGGCAGCGACTTCGTCCCCTGCGTCGCGAGCGACCCGGTGTTGACGATGATCCTGGCATGCCGGTACGTGTTCGATCCGGCTGCGTACTCAAGGTGGCCGCCGAGCATATATCGGCCGGCGGTGACGATCGTGAGGCGTCCAGTGTCGACGGAGGTGGAGTGCATCCCGTCGTTGTCCCATTCCTCGGAGTCCCAGAGGATGGTCGTGTCGGTCGCTGTGGTGAGCGTCTGCGTGGACGACCGGTAGGCACGGACGGAGGGTGGTAGGTAGAGGGCATTGAGGTTGTCGCGGATCTGCTGGTTGAACTGGTTGACGGTGGGAACCCCGGACCATGTGATGGGGGTCGTCCACGCCATCAGCCGCTGATCCAGTGGACGGCGAAGAACGGCGGCGACGGGATGTTTAGGTTGCCGCCCGCGTTCTGCCTGCCTTCGACGTAGAGTTCCTCGCTGAGGGTCGGGTCGATCGCGAACGTCGACCCGGTGCAGTGGTAGGGGATGTTGGCGGCGCCGACGGTGCCGACGTAATCGATGACCGTCTCGCCGAGCTCGGATGGGTTCTTGCGGATGCGGAGATACCGGCCGCCGTCCGCATCCGTGGCCCATTCCGCCTCGATCGTGCAGAGGTAGGTGCCGGCGACGGTCGGCGTGATGAACGGGTTGACGGCGGCCGACGCGACACTGTGGAGGCCGCCCGGGTCGGTCTGTTCGCTGTCGAAGTTCAGTGTCTTGGCGGCCCCATCGCTGAACGTCTGCGACGTGTTATGGAAGACGACGCACACCGGCGGGTCATGGAGGAATATGAGGTTGTCACGCACCTGCTCGTTCATGAACGACACCGTTACGAGCTGGCCGACCTTCCCCGTCAGAGGCGACGTCCACGCCACCTCAGACGCCTCCGACCCAGATCGCCGAGTGATACGGCACACCGACGCCGACAGCACCGGCAGGCTCATAGAAGGCGACGAGTGAGTCGCTCTTGTCCTGGTTCGTCGTGTCCTGGTTCATCTTCACGCCGACGACGAATTGGACGGAATCAGCCGAAGACGCTCGGTAGAGGGCGGTGGCCGGGACGAGGTTACGAACGATGCCGTGAAAGGCGATCGACGCGCGCCCGCGGACGTTGACGTTGTTGTTGCCGACCGTGCGGACACTCATCGTGACCTCGCGGCTGCCGAGGGTCACCCACTCGAACGAGATCGTCGTGTTCGCGAGATAAACACCCGTAGTCCGCGCAGTGAAGAGCGCCGCCTCTGGTTCGTTATCGGTTGTGACGCCGCCGTGCATCCCATCCGTGTCGTAGCGGGTATCGTCGAACTCGAACAGCTGGAAGACGCTGTTTCCTTGCATCGACTGGTTGCGGGTCGCTACCGCTTTGACCCGTGGCGGCCCGTACAGGGAATCGAAGTTGTCGCGCACCTGGACGTCCCACAGGGTGGCGGTGACGACCGCGGCACTCCACGTGATCGGCGACGTCCACACCTAGACGAACCCCCGCGGCGGCAGCCCCATCTTCACGTTCTCCCGCTCGAGAAAGTCGATCGATTCCCACGGCACCCAGTTTCGGTTGGCGCGGTGGCGGACGGCGAGGACCGCGATGATCGCTTTTGTGTGGGTCGGGGTTGGCCATAGCGTCTCGACATGCCGGCCACCCGCGATCTCACACACCGGGCATTTGAACGTCATCAGCCGGTTTCCGTACGGGTCGAGGCCCGGCCCGACGGCGGGACAGAAGGGGCACGACAGCCACCATGCTCCCTCGGCGATGAGCGCGAGCGCGCGGGCGCCGCGTGCTGGCCCATGCCTGCGGAACAGCGGCGGCTTCCCCTTTCCAGTCGGAGGAAGGTGACCACCGGGGATGAACGGCTTATTGCGTGGGGCGCGAAGCTCCCGGAGTTCTTCCGGGCTGCAGTCGGGCGGCAGTAACGGCATTCAGAGACCGAATGTCGTGTTCGTACCGAGCGTCGACGTCCCCAGCAGCCACTCCGTGATCGAAGGGTCCGCGGGGCTCACGTCGAACTGGAGCCCGTACGGCTGGCCGATCACGATGTCCTCGGTGATCCCCTCGAGATGAACCTCCTTGGCGATCGGCGAGCCGCCGCCGGGAGGCTCGATATCGATCGCGAACCGTGTACCTACATCAGCGGCGAGGAGGATGGTCATCATCGCGTCGGTCAGCCGTTGGTTGCCGCTCATCGGCTTCAATGCTGGGAACCGGTAGCCGGGATCCCTGTAGCGCCACGGGACGATCGACGCCAACGCCGCCGCCTCACCGGGTTTCGCGAGCAGACTCTGGAAGTCGTCTTTGCGGGAGTCCCAGTAGTCGGCGGCTGCGACGCTGTCCGTGACTTCCTCACGGTCGCCGTTCGCGGTGATGACGGTGAAGCGGTTCCACAGTGTGGCGTCGTTGACTTCGCCTTCGAAGTCCCGTTGGTAGGGGATCTGCGCGACGTCGGGGCCGAACGTCGCGGCCGCAGCGCCGTACGTGTCGATACGGTGCCGGCGGTTGTGGAAGACGATGTCTCCGGAGAGGCTGTAGAAGAGGTAGCCGCCGTCGCTCTTCGCCGCGTCTTGGCAGTGTTGGAGCGCGCCGACGGTCTGCGGCTCCTCGTTCGCCGCCGGCGTCGGGATCGCTTCGCAGTAGACGTCAGATGTGTCGAGCGACCGGTCGCCGGCGGGGATGCTGATCGCGTCGAGGACACGTCCGATCCGGGTGTGGACGAGCTCGCGGGGATAGCCGCTGATCGTGACCTGTGCCCGGTTCAGGATCAGCCCGTAATCGGCGCAGGCAAGATGGAGGGTGGCGTCTGGTTCGCGCCACACGGCTTTGAGGGAGCGGGCGAAGCCGCCGAACCGGTCGTGGGTGACGCCGTCGTGGCGGGCCTGGAGCCGGACGCGTTTCCGCGGCCGGTGGCCGGCGGTGGCGAACGGCTCGAGCGCCCGGTCACGGTTATCCAGGACGGCCGTGAGGGAGCCCGTCTCGAACTCGTCGAGCTCCGTCTGGCGGTACGACCTCGTGTGAACCTCACGCAGGCGACTGGTGAGCGACTCCCAGACTGGGGTGTCAGCCGGGTCCGTGGTCGGCGACCACTCGAGGCTGAACTCCGGCTCGCTCGGCAGCGGCCTCTTCCAGGTCGCCATTCAGCTGGCGCGGTAGAAGCCTGAGGCGGCGACGGTCAGCGTGACGTCGGAGCCGTCCGGTGTGATCGCGAAGTCGTGCCAGGTGAGCGGGATCAGGTCGGCGTCAGTGCCGCCAGTCGTGTCGGGGTCGTAGCAGATCAGGACGTCCGAGATGGCGTTGCCGGTAGCGGCCGTCCAGACGACGTCGGCGGCGTCGACGTCAGCGCGGTCGTTCGTATCGTCGACCGTCACCGTGACCGAAGCGAGGGTCTTGCGGCCCATGGTCGTCTGCTCGTTGTTTGCGGCGGCGAGGAGGGCGCTGACGGTGTCGTAGTCACGGATCGTGGCGTCGGCTTCGACGCCGGTTGCCTCGATCGGGATGAGAATCAGAGCGTCGTTCGCGGCAGGGAGGGTCGCGTAGTACGCGGCCTTCCCTTTCCCGATGTTGAAGACAAGGTCGGCCATGCCGGGCTCCTTCCTAGAAGACGGTGCGGTTCACGCGGAACTCGCCCTCGATCGCCGCTGTGGGGTCACCGGTGCTCTGCCAGCGCCACTTCCAGATGCCGTGCGCGCTGGCGGTCAGGTTCACGTGGAAGAGACCTAGGCTGTCGCGGACGAGCTGTGCGTCGGTGAGGTAGACGTACGTGGTCTCCGCGCCCGCCGGGGTCTCGAACTTGAACGTCACCGTCGTCGGGTCGGCGAGCGCGGCGGCGAGGTTGCGGAACGTGGCTTCGCAGACGACGCCCTGACCGACGTCATAGCTGTTGACGGGCATCAGGCGACCTCCCTGTCTGTGGCGGTCACGGTGCCTTGCGGTCCGTCGGAGGCCTCGACGGTGCCGCGTGGGCGGTCGAGCGCGGCGACGGTACCGCGGGACCGGTCGATGCCGACGACGCGGCCGATGACGTTCGTGACGGCGAGGACAAGGGCCATCGCGACATTCGTTTCCGTTGCCTGCCCGAGCAGCCGTGTCTTCAGGCGGCCCACGGCGTTCGCGACGTTCGCCTCGGCGGCCTGCCCAATCGCCCTAGCCTTGGTGACTCCCACCGTCTCGACCGTGTCCGTCTCGGTGACGAGCGTGAGCGCGCGCGCCTTCGCTTTCCCGGTCGGCTGCGCGATATCTGTCTCGGTGGCCTGCCCGATGCCGAGCGTCTTCGACCTGCCGACGGGCTGCGCCGCGTTCGTCTCCGAGATCAGCCCCGTTGACGCCGACTTCGCCCGTCCCATGGTCTGCGCCGTGTCTGTCTCCGCGGTCTGGCCGATCTCAGCCGTCTGCCCGGCCGTCGCCGCCTTCACCTCGAACGCGACGGCCGCCCACCGGCCTGACTCCCCTGGCGTGTCGTCGGTCATGACAGCCGTCGTGTCCTGCCCCGTCCGGTGCATCGTGAAGTGGTTGAAGTTCGGGGTTCCGAAACCCTGGTCGGAAAGCTGCGTCCACCCGGCCTCGGGAGCGACACGCCGGTTGTCGTCTCTCGAGCAGACGGCGATAGCACCGTTGTTCGTCGCGTCAGCGAACGCGGCAAGGGTGACCGTCACGGAAGTCTGAGCTGTGGCGGAAGCGATCGCGAAGTTGTTCGACCCTCCGACGATCTCGGAGGCGTCAGCCCCGGTTACCTGGATGACCTCGATGCCGAGCCCGGTCTGATCCGCGGCGAACGTGGCAGTCACGACGAACGAGCCGGGGCTGCCCGTGATCTTCGCCTTGAAGAGCGACGCACGGATCAGGTTGCCGCTATTCGCGGTTCCGATCTGCGTATACGTCAGCCCTGGGCCGTTATCGGAGAGGCTGGCCGTGTCCGGCGTCGTCGCCTTCGAGTTCGTGACCGCGACGATGAGCCAGGAGTCGGCGGCCGGGCTGACGGACGGGGAGGCGACCGAGCTCGCGTCCGTCGTTGTCGTGGTGATGCCGAGCGACGTGATCGCGAGCGCCATTCAGAGCACCTCAAAGCCGAAATCGTCGACGTCGATCAGCATCGGATCAGCGGCCTGCACGAGGCCCGCGCGGATCGCGGTCGGGTTATGCGCGTACCGCCACGGCGCCCGGCTCGTGTACGGCCTGTCGTTCACGACAAGGAACGTCCCCGACGCATCCTGCGCGAGCACAATCCGGTTCCTGACCCCTGTGCTCAGCGGCGGCCCGACCAACACCGTCTCGGCGCCCACCCCCGGCTCGAGCGACTCACGGACAACCCGCAACAGCCGCTCAGTGCTCCACATGACGATGCCGCCGACGTCCTGGCCAGGCCCGCCGTTCTCGACCGCGCGGGTCGCCCAATTATCCCACCTGACCAGGGCGAGCTGGCCGGTGCGTTGCCGGTCGTAGAAGTCAGCGGGCGGCCGGAGGCTGACCGTGACGACGTAGCCGGAGAACGGCTCCTCGTACCTCAGGCGGGCGAAGTGCTCTCCGTAGACCGAGGACGTCTTCGCCTTCTCAGCGTCGACACGGCAACGCGCCCAGCCGCGGTACAGCCTCACCCCAGCCGCGTCAGCAACAGCTGGGGCGAAACCGGTGTCGAACCGTGCGAGCTTCACGGAATGAGCGGCCTCAGGATGCTGTCGGCCATCGTGACCGCGTCGATGTAGCGGGCGATGAGCGTTGCCTGGTCACGGATCGCCTGCTGAGCCTCTTCGAGCTGTGCGGTGAGGCTCGCGTTCTCGGCACGTAACGCGGAGACGCAGGCGGCGTCGCAGCCAGCAGGCGGCGGCTCCGTCGTCGTAGGAGGCGGCAGCGTTGTGCCGGGCTCAGTTACCGGCGGCGGCTCCGCCGTGCCCTGGCACACCGCGTTCGACCGTGACAGCACCCGGTTGTTGACGTTGACGGGCTCGATCATGCCCGACTGGATGCGGATGCCGGCCGTCGATCCCTGGCACACCGTGGAGTTCCTGATGCCGGAACGGAAGCCGGCCTTCATATTCACGGTTGAGTTGGCGGGCAGGAAAGTACAGCCGTCGCAGACGACGTCGTTCATGTTCTCCCGGCTCGCGCCGAAATGCATCGCCGCGTTGTTCGCGGTGCGGCAGTCGATCGTCAGGCCCCGGAACTGGACGTTGTGGCCACCTTGGATCTGGAGGCCGTCCTGGTGAAGGTCAGGGTCGGAGCGTTGGACGCAACGGATGAAGCCTCCGCCGACGATGAGGTCATGAGAGTCGGAGAACGTCTTCGCTCCGTCGCCGCGGGCGCCGCTGATCTCAATCCTGCCGATACGGCCTGTGCAGCCGTTCCCGAAGATGATCCCGGTGCCTGAAGGGTTTCTGACCTCGACCAAGTCGAGGTCGACCGCTGTCGTGCATGTCCAGCCGCGGCCTTCGACGTGAACCTCGTTCGACCCGCCAGCGAGCGCGAGCGGAACCAACGCCCCGGCTGCCGCAATAAGAAGGGCCGCTACCGCGGCCCCGAGGTGCTTACGCATGAACGGCTCCTATCGTGAGAACAGTCTGGTCAAGCCCTGGGATCGGCTCTCGAGCGCGTCGCGGATCTTGGTGGCGAGATCTTGTTCGGTCATGACGGAGCCGGCCACGTTGACGTAGACGTTGACGACCGTCTGCCCGCCCGACCAGCCGCGGCCGCCAGCGAACGGCTCGAGATCGGACAGCATCCCCCGCGTCTCCGTGTTCGAGTAGATGTCGCTGCCTGCCGGGAGGTTCACGAGTTCCGGGCCACGCTCACCCACGACCGACCAGCCACCACGCCAGTTCCTCGTGCCGATCGCGTTCTGGCCGACGGTGCCGCCGGGTAGGTCGTCGTGGATGACGACCATGTGCGTCTCCCAATAGGTCGGGGTATTCCTGACGGCGTTGTTAACTGAGTTCGCGGCGTTGGCGGCGGCGTCAGCACCGGTCGTCTGCATGTGCGTCCGATGCGAGTCCGGGATGTCCCGGATCTTGTCGGCCAGATCCCCGGCCTTGTTCGCTGCCGTACCAGCTGCTCCCGCGAAGACCTCAGCTTGCCCCGCCGCCCCGGTCAGCTTCGGGCTCGCACCCTGAGCCGCACCGCCGACATCCTGCAGACCGAGCTGCACGTTCCCGAGTTGGCCGCCGAGGCTGTCGAACTGACCCCTGACGTAATCGACTCTCCCGCCGAGCTCGTCAGATTTCGACTTCGTGACGTCCATGTTCTTGTAGACGTCGACGAGCGCGTCGTTCGCTCCTTCCGTCGCGTCTCTGCTCAGGACCGTCGCGTCCTTTAAGGCGAGTTCAGCGCCGGTGAGATCCTCGGCGGCTCGCGTCGACTCGAGTTTGGCCGCCTCTAAATTGAGCTGCGCCTGAGCGTAGTCGTCCGTCCCCGTCTTACCCTCGCCCGTGAGACGGGCTACTTCGCTCTCGGCTGACGCAAGGACCAGCGCCGCCTGCTCGACGCGAAGGTGTGCGTCCTCGAGCCCTCGCTCCGCGTCGACCAGCCCGTCGGCTGCCGTCTTCTGCCCGTCCAGCGCCAACTTGGCTGCGTCTACCGCGTCCTTGAGCTCTTTGTTGGCGTCTGTGAGCTTGTCAATCCAGATGATCGCTGCGGCTACCGCGCCAATGGCGATAACGGCGCCGAGGATCGGGAGTGGGATCTTCAGCAGAGCACCGGCCAGGCTGCCGAGGCCGCCGACGAGGCGGACGACTGAGCCGGCGAGCGTTCCGACAGCACCAGCCACCTTGCTCGCGATCAGGAGCCCTGTCAGGCCGCCCACGACGACGCCGAGCGCGGTCTGGAGGGCCGGCCCGATCCCGAGCTGCTCGGCGAGGTTCGTGCCGGCGCCGAACGCGGTCCGGATGGAACCCACGATCGCGTTGAAGACGGTCTTGCCGACATCGACCCAGTTGATCTCGGCGATCTTCCCGGTGATCGCCGTCAGGATTTCCTTGCCGATGCTGCCGAGCCCGGACGCGATCTCACCGAGGGCGCCGCTGACGGATCCGGCGTCCATCAGCCGGCCGAGCCAGTCGATGAACCGGTCCGCGTAAGGCATCAGCCTCGTCGCGAGCGCCTCCGAGATGTCCTCGAACTTCCGTTTCAGGATCTCGATCTTCCCCGCGGTCGTGTCGCCCGCGGCCTCGGCGACACCCCCGAACTTCGTCTCGAGGAGGCCGAGCAGATACTCAAGCGCCCCGGCCTTGTCGCCGGCTTCGATGAACTTGTCGATCGTCTTCTGCTGCTCCTCGTTCAGGACGACACCCGCCCGGGCGAGCTTCCCGGCCGCCGTCTCCGGATCAGCAAGCGCTTTGCCAAGCACCAGGGCCGCGGCCGGCAGATCCTTCCCGAGGGCGACGCTCATGTCCGCCGCCACAGCCGTCGTCCGCTGAAACACACCCTCATCACCGGCGAGCGACTCGAAACGAAGGAGCGTGTTCTCCGCGGACATGATCACGTCGTCCGGGATCCCCGTCATCCCCTGCAACGCGGAAGCCCACCCCTCGATATCACCGGTCGTGATCGACGTCGCCGAACCCAGGTTCTTGATCAGCGTCTCCGACGTCGCCAACGCCGACTCCGCCTCCTTCAGCTCCCCGAAACCCGTCTTCAGCGCGACCGCCAAACCGGTCCCGACGACACCGGCCAGCCCCAGCGCGGCGAGACCCGCGATCTTCAACCCTGACGCGAGGCGCCCACCAGCCTTCGACCCGAGCGAGTCGGCCGCGTTACCGGTCGCGTGCAGGGCACGGACAGCCGACGACGCATCACCAACAACCTTGACCTCGATCGTGCTACTGGCCATCTACCTCGCCCCGAGCTGCTCGACCGCGCGCGTCATCGTCTCGAGCTCGTACGGCCGCACGCGCCCCATCTCCCACGGCTTGATCCCGAACAGGTGCGTCAAGCTGGGAGTCCAGAAGGCTCGTGGGTCGTCGCCGAGTTCAGGCTCGCGTGGCCGGTGTCGTCGCGAGCCGCTCCGGCCGGGGGGCCGCCGTTCGCCGCCTCCTCAGCCTGCTTCTCAGCAGCGGCCTCGGCCTCGAGCTGGTTGACGACATCGACGAGGTTGATCTTCCCGATCGGGCAGCGGGCGTAATCGGGGTTGCGGGCGACGCCGATCTCGATCAGCGTCCGCCAGGCGAGCGGGTCGACGGTGCGGATAGCGATCGTGAACTCCGGCACCGTCTTGTGCCCCGTCTTGTCACGTACGACCTGCCACTCGTCGAGGTCGATCTCGTCGACCTTCGGCACCAGGATCTTCTTGCCTAACACGTCGATCTCGAACGGCATCGTGCGTCCTTTCCATCAGACCGGGATCACTTGACCGACCGGTCCACCCATTCCTTGGTCTCCCTCTCGATCCCGTCACGCTGAGACTCGAGCGCGGGGATCAAGATCGTCGTCATCTGCAACGCCCCGAACTGCGGGTGCAGGCCCGTCACCCGGCGTTTCGTCTGCTCGACCGACGCACCGGCGCCTTTCCGCCGGGCCTTGAAAGGGCCTATCCCCCGGTACCTTGACCCCTTCGCGCGGGCTTCGACAGCAACCGGCTCGGCCAGCCTCACGAGCTCCTTGTTGAACTCCTTCAGCTCGGCCGAGCCCTTCTCCATCTTCCGTTGGAACTCCCGGGCACCGTCGATACGGACGGCGAACTGCGCCACCCTAGGACGTCGCCCGTGTCAGCCCGGTCTGGGAGGCGTTGCGGAACGTCAGGGTCGTCATCGCGGCCTCACCGACCGCGCCGGCGATCGGCGCGAACGTGAAGTTCAGACACGTCAGCGAATAGACCGGGTTGGTCGCCGACACCGCCGCGTTCGTGGGCTTGACGGTGATGACGAACGGCGTATCCGTCGTCGAGAGAGGCCACAGCGTCGCGTCGAGCTCCGACGCAGCGAAGTCCTGGAAGGCCTCCATCGTGATCGTCGCGTCGCCGAGGCCGGCGATGATCTCCTTGTTCGCCGCCCCGAACGCCGTCACGTCCACCTCGTCGCGGGACGTCTCGATCGTGACGCTGCGGATGTGGTCAGACAGGTCGACCGCGTTGATCGTGACGACGGCGGTCTTGAGCGTGAACTTAGCCACGGGGTCATCCCTCCTTCACGACTGAGGGCGCCTTCTTGGCGCCCCCAGGCTTGGTTTCGGTTGCCGCCGTCTCCTGCGGTGGCCCGTGTGCGGCCAACGCCTCGAGCAGGTCGGCTTTCTTCAGGTCGTCCACGCCCTCGATGCCGGCCCCAGCAGCCGCCTTACGCAGTTCGGCGGCGTTGGCTGCCACGATCCTGATGTGGCCGGCCTCGACGAGGTGCGCGATCTTCGCGGCCGGGTAGGTGTCCTCATACGTTTCGCCGGGACGGTGCCCGTCAACGGCACGGGTTCCGACGACCTCGTATCTCTCCATCGTTGGTTCCCTCCTCAGTCGAGGACCGTGACGGTCCATTCAGCGCCGAGCATCGCCGGCTGTGATTCGCGGACGAAGACGATGTGACCTGACGCGCTGACGACGGTCACGTCGTCGACGACACCGCCCAACGTCAGGTCAGCCTCGATCGCAGCCTTGACCGACTCGTCCCCTGACGGGGCGAGGAACCGGTCTAGCCGTTGCTGCGCCGGAACGTTCAGCGCGAGGCCGACGTAGGCCCGGACGATCATCGTGACCTGAACGAGCCCGTCGACCATCGCCTGGTGGTAGAGGATCTCGCCGACGATGATCTCGATCGACGGTGGCGTCGGCTGCGGCAACGCGTACGGCGACACCTGCTGCATGTCGCCGATCGCTTCGAGGTTCGTCGCGAGCCCCAGCCGGATCTGCTCGAGCGTCGCCATCAGTGAACCATCCGGCGGCGGCCGAACGGGGCCAGGAGGCTGACGACGTCAGGGTCGGTTCGTGAGATGCGGGCGGCCCCGGTCTCGAAGCCGGCCGCAGCAGCTATCCCGAACGGCGCCTCACGTGTCCGCTTCACGAGCCGGGTAGCTATCAGCGTCGTCGCGGTCTTCACCTGCGACGGCACCGCCGCCCAGCCGAAACGGCCTCTTACCTCGACCGATTCCTCGTAGCACGTCGTGAACCGCTGGGCGCCGCCCCTGCGTACCCCGATCTGCGTCCACGGCTTCCCGTCAGCCACCGCATTCGGCGGCCTCAGGATGTAGTCCGTCGTCAGCCACGTCGTTTCGTAGACGCCGTCGCCTCCCTCGTCCGTCTTCAACCATGTGAGCGTGACGAGGTCGTCGATGACGAGCAGGTCGGCGGCCCACGGGCTGTAGTAGCGAACCTGGTTCGCGTCCGCGTCCAGCCAGAACCGCCGCCCTGTCGTCGCGTCGACCGCTCTCGAAGCTGACTCCAGCGCCTGCGCTAGATCGTCCGCGGCGTACTCGCTGCCGGTCAGATCGAGCGTTGCTTTCAGGTCTTCGAGAGCGACGTATTCGTTAGCCAGCGGGGGCCTCCGCTTCCGCCTTCGCCTTCGCGGCCCCCTTCGCCTTCGCGGACTTCACGAGCCCGTACCGCTCCGCGTCTTCGCGGCTGACCCGCTTCCCCGGCGTCGCGAACAGAAACGCGGCCTCCGGATCGCCATCGGCGACGACCCGCTCACGGTCGGCGGTCAGCCACAGCTTCTCGTCGGCCTCGACCCACGAGGCGGTCTCGTTCTTCTCGTTGATCTTGAACGCCATCACGGCCTCCTACGCGAGCGGGTCGGTGTACTCGAGGACGACGCTGAACCTGCCAGCCGTCAGCGCCGCCGCCGCGATCACGATGCTGATGTCGCGGGCGGCCGTCGTCTTCACGACCGCAGCGGCCGAGAGATCGTTCGCCCCCGCGGAGGCCGGAATGATCTTCTTGATACCGGTCGTCCACGACGCGACGGCGACCGCCGGCAGGATGTCGTTCGCAGCGTTCACCTGGACGGCGATCGTTGCCGCCCCACCCGACGTCAGCTGGGTGTGAACCTCGATGAACCCGCCCGTGATGATCGCCCCGGACGGGATGTTGGTTGCGCCCATCAGGGCGATCGTCGAGACCGCGCCGCCGTCGACGGCGAAGTCGTAGACGCCACGAGCGATCTTCTTCCGCGGCCCCGGCGTCCCTTCCGCGACTGTCGTTTCGATGATCGGGCTCATACCTACACCCCCGTCACGGTGCAGAACGCGGCGGGACGATAGACCGCGAGCGCCGCCCGCATCTCGGCCTTCACCGTCTGCTTGTTCTTCAGGAAGTCGTCGTTGACGAACCCGACGCCGAGCGTGACACCCTTCCGGATCACGAGCTCGGTCTGCTGGAAGTCACCGACGAGAACGGTGTTCTCCGTCTCCGCGGTCGACTGCACCACGACGAGACCCCAGATCCGTTCCGGCCCAGCATCAGCCGGGTTGCCCCAGATGTAGATTCCGTCCGCGGTGCGAAGAAGCCGGATGTCCTGCCAGTCGTTCGGGTGCCAGACGCTCGCGGTCGGCTCGGCGAACGCTGTCACACGGATCTTCGTCATCGCCTTGTAGACGGCGTCCGGCGTCGGGTCGGCACCCTTCGCCTGCGTCTGGATGCCCGACCGGTCATGGATCCCCGAGATGTTCGGGGCGGTGCCGTTCCCGACGAGCAGCTGCAGGTCGAGCCGCTGCAACACCATGAACCCGAGCCGGTTATCGAGATACGACCGAACCTGCGGAACGTCCTCGAGCTGCTCGTCCGTGACCGGGATCGTCACCGCGATCTTCCTCACGGGCTCCGACCGCTCCGTCAGCGCGAGCGCCGCCTCGGGCTTCGCCGCGCCCTCCGCCGTCTCCGCCGCGTTGTTCGTGAACGTCGTCTCTTCCATGTAGACGAGCGACGCCTGCGTTGTCGCACCCCTCGGGAAGAGGTCAGCGACGCCGAGCGGTCGGGTCGCGAAGTCGACGACCTTCGGCCCCCGGATCGTCGGTGGCGCCCAGCCCGTACCCGTCTCGAACAGCGTCGCGAGCAGGTCGACGTCGTCGAGTTCGGCGACCGGCCCTTCCTTGACGCCACGCCGCCAACCCTTTAGCGCGTCCGACTCGACGAACAGCTGCCCGATCGACTTCCGTGCATCCTGCTGCGTCGGCTTCTCCTTCGTGCCGGCCCCGCCGTTCGGATGGATCGGCTTCTGGACGGTCGCGTGCGTCTCCGGGAGACCGTCCCTGATACCGACCAGGGCCAGGATCTCCTCACGCTCCTTCGCGAGGTCGGTGAGCTCGTCGTTGCGTGCCTTGATCTCGTGCGCCTTCGCGGCCGAGTCGCCGTCGATGACGGTGACCTTCGCCATGTCGAGCTCCTCACCGGCCTGCGCGAAGATCTCCTCGAGCTCGTCCCGCTTGCCGTTGAGTTCCTCCGTGACTTCCTTCAGCGTGCGCATTCCTGCGCGCTCCTTTCGTCGAACCGGGTCCGCTCGTAGCGCGCGCGCTGGCGAGCGAGTTCGTCCCGGTGCCTGTTGGGATCCGTCTCCGCGAGCAGCTCGACCACGGATGCGGCGGCGAGCATGAGCCCCTCCGCCGTCTCTGTCAGCTGGTCGCGTTTGGCCGCAGTCAGGCGGCCCCGGCGTACCTCGGCAAGCGAGCGCACCCGGTCGACGAGCGCGTCAGCCCTGTCACGCAGGTCCTCGGCGTCATCGGCAAAAGAAAGGCCGCTCTTGGCGGCCTGGGGTTTATCAGTGTCTTCGTCTTCAGCAGGTGGCGGGGGCGCCAGTCCCGCGCCTAGGGCCTCCACCAATGCTGACGGGGATACCACGCCGCCGGTGACAGTCACCTGTGTGCTCGCACCGCTCGGTGGCCTGCGCGCAGCCTTCCTGGCCATCGTCGCGAGCGTCTCCTCTAGCGTCCCGACACGGTCAGCCATCCCAGCCTCAACCGCCGCCTTCGCGGTCACCATCCGGCCTTCGCCGAACCCGCCACGGACAGTGTCGACGGCAACACCACGCCCCTTCGCGACGTCACGGACGAACATCCCGTAGAACTCATCGACCCGCTTCTGGATCGCCTCACGGGCCTCGTCCGTGAGCGGGCCGAACGGGCTCGTCTCCACCTTGAACTTGCCGGCCGACACGAGGGTCGTCTTGACGCCCACCTTTTCCTGCATCCCGCTGACGTCGTCGTGGGCTGCGAACACGCCGATCGACCCGACCTTCCCCGACGGCGTCACGACGAACTCATCGGCCTGCGCACCGAGCCAGTACGCAGCCGACGCTGCATCCGTGTTGGCGAGCGCGACGATCGGCTTCCGGCCGCGGGCAGCCCGGATCTCAGCAGCGAGCTCCGGAATCAGATCCGTCGACCCGCCAGGCGAATCGATATCGATCAGGATCGACCGCACCTGATCGTCGCCGAGCATCCCACGGAGCGCCTGCTGGAACCCCTGCACGCTCGTCCCGCCGCTCATCTCCGTAAACAGATTCGCCCTCGGGAAGATCACCCCGTAAAGCGGCAGCACGCCGACCGTACCGGCCGAATACGCCTCCCGGGACGCAGGCCCGCGGCCGACACGGGCACGGATCTCATCGTCCGTCAGCTCGTCCCCTCGAGCCCTCATCTGGACGACATCGACGATCGCCGCGAGCTTCTCCGGCAGGATCGCCCACGGCGTCTGCACGACCGCGTTCACGACGTGCGATAGTCGTGGCTATGCGGCTGCGCGCCGCCCGGGGCGGCGGTATGCGGTTCAGGCATCGCTACTCCCCTACGTGTTGGCGAACGAGCGCGTCGGCCTCAGCCGGGGCCGCGCTCCCGTTCGACGATTGCTTCAACTGCGACAGCGGTCTCGGAGGCCCACCGTCCGCAGGCACCTCCACGAGGTTCGCCTGACGGAGATAGATCCGGTCGGCCTCCGCCGCCGGCAACCCCATCTCATGGCGGGCCTCGTACACCTGCATCACGCCGCCGCCGACAGCCGCAACGAGCTTGCGCACCGTACGGAGTTCGTCATCCTGAAGCACCCGCACCTTCGACAGATCGAAGCCGAACCGATGAGTGGCCGGCTCGTCGCCGAACTCCGGCAACAACTGGAACCGCACGTCCTCGGAAACGATCCGCTGCGACGGGATGATGTTCGACTCGTACGCCATCTCCCGGGCCTCACCCATATTCGTGAACGTCGACCGGTCAAGCCCCGCTCCCAGGCCGGCGACGATCGCCGGGACGCCGAGGACGGCGGTGACGCGCTCCTCCGGGATCCGCCGGATGTCCTTCAGCACCAGCTGCTCCGGAGAGAACCCGAATTGCGCGATCTTCGTCGGCCCCGACATCACGATCGGCTCGCCGCGGCTCTCACCGGTGAACCGGGCGCGCAGATACGACTTCGTGGCCTCGATATCGGTGTCGTCGGGCAGCATGCCCTCCTCCGGGCTGATGACGAGTCCAGGCACACCCATGTTCCGAAGAAGCGACGCCGTGAACGCGGCAGCCTCGTCATCGGTGAAGACCTCGCGAAGCACCGACTTCAGCGGCGAATAGCCCTTCCGCGGGTCGGACGGGTCGAGGCCGAACCGGAAGTGAACGACGTCCTCCTTCGCGACCGACCAGGCCATGCCGCCAGGGTTGTACTCGTAGTGCGTAACGAACTCGTCCTCCGTCCCTTTCGGGTCGATCATCCACGACGGCGCCCACCAGAGCTCCGTCAGAGACCCGAACCCGTCGCGCATCTTCAGCCAGTACGCGTTCCCATCGACGTTCCAGTCGGTCATCGTCGCCATCCACATGACCGGGCCGGAATAGAAGCCATTCGGCCGCTCGAGCAGCCGGAGCATCGGATGCCTGCGACGCATCGTCTCCTGCCCCTCCTCGTCAACCACCCACAGAGCCGGCGGCGCCTCCGGGAACGTCCTCGCGATCCACAGAAGCGGCGCCATCACCGTCGACGACCCAGTGCCGTCACCGACCTCCGCCAGGTAATCAAATCGGGAGCGGCCCAGCCGGAAGATCCGGTACGCCGACGGCCTGAACACCATCCGGCGCAACCTCCGAAGGACGCCGCCGATCACAGCGCCCTCCACGACACCTTCGCCGGCTCAGACTGCGGCGCAGCCATCTCGCCGTGAACCATGGCCGCAGCCGTCAGAGCGTCGATCACCCGCCGCTCCTGCCTCCGCGGGTCACGCCGAGACGAAGACGGCCGGTCGAAACGATGCTTCCCACCCGGCAATCGCATCGCGACCGCGTTCAGAACATGCCGGCGGAAATCACGGTGCCCCGTGTGACGCAACCACCTGTTCCCTAACGCCTCCATCCACCGCTCGTAATCCTCAGCCTGGTAGGAGTTCGTCTGCGGCCGGTCAACGACGCTAACACCGAGCTCGCCGCGTAACCAGCCGGCGATGTCCTCGGCCTTCGTGACGTCCATCACGACGACCTCGATCGGCGTCCGCCGATGCACACTCTCGAAGGCGTCCTTGACGTCCTGCGGGTCGAGCATCGTCCCGTCACCAGGCGGAGTCAGGATCTCCGGCTCCCCGAAGACACGCTCCGTCAACGACTTCATCCAGAACGGCACGATCGCCGTCGTGTCCAGCAGCCACGCGAAGTCCGCGCCGACCGCGACCGTCGTCCCCTCAGGGATCGGCTCCGCGTCACCGGCCGCATCCCAGTCAGCCTCAGGAATCGCCACCTCCGACGAACGCGTCGGAATGTTGCACGTCAGCCGCATCCAGTCCTCACCGAAGTCGAGCGTGTCCGACGCAAGCTTCTCCTCGAGACCCTCCAGCGTGATCTGCTCGAGCGGGTTCGCGAGCTTCACCACCTCGAGGTCACGGGCCTTCTTGCGGTCCTGCAACGCCCACTCGTGGTAGACCAGCCTGCGCGACCGTACCCGCACATGACACGGCCCCAGGTACTCCCGCTCGACCGCGTTATTGCGGATCGTTTCCCGCATCTCCTCGAACGGCGAACCAGGCTCCCCAGCCGTCGAAATCGCGCCGATCGTCGCCCCGCGCTTCCCAAGCTTCCCCTTCCACAGCCGGTACAACCTGAGGTCGGCCTGCCGGTGAACCTCATCGACAAACGCGAACGGAAACGGGATCACGCCATCCCCCGTGTTCGCATCAGCCGCCATCACCTGGATCCCCTTCCCGCCCTGCAACAACGCCGAGATCTTCCGGTACCCCTCGTACACCCGGAACACCTTCCGGTTCAGCCGCCGAGACCGCTTCACGAACCCGCCAGCCTGCACAAACATGATCTCCGCCTGCTCCCGCGACGCCGCCCCGATCGGGATCCACGGCCGCGGCGAATGCTCAGCCCCGTACAGCGCGAATCCGCCGAACAGCGTCGTCTTCGCGTTCCCCTCCGGGATGATCACCCAGAACTCCTGCGGCCCCGAAAACAGGTCGGCCGCGAGCTCCACCTGGAAATCCTCAAGCCGCCACGGTCGCCCGCTATCGAGCGTCAAACCTGCCGCCCACACCTCGAAATGCTCCGCCGAGAACGGGTCCAGGCCCGCCCTACAACCAGGGCAGCCGCAGTCGAAATCCAGCGCCTCCGCACCGAGATCGTCATCGTCCCCGAGCACCACCGCGCCCTCCAACAAGTTAGTCGCCACCCTAGTTTCTCTCGCCGGAAGGAGCGGGGCTATCTAGCGGCAC